ATGGAGAAAATTATTCAAGCTATTTTAGATGAACACTTGGAAGTAGCCAGACTTCGTGATGCTATGGATACATTGTTAGTCTTGCTTAATAGTGACCAACAAATTAATCCATTTTTACCTGATCCTCACTCTGAAGTCTTAACAGCTATTTATACAAGCGTAATAAAACTAAAGAAAGAGAATAAAGAAATGGCTGAAAAATTAGCTAATTTAAATCAATAGCCTGCTCCTTTTTCCGATTGGATTTACTTTCATCATCCCAAATCAATGTAATAATAGGAATATTATTGACAGGTCCACATAGCTGACATTGTATCTTAATTTCATCACCAGGGTTTAACATAGGGTATGGGAATTTCCCAAAATCAAATACAATAAACCCATTTTTATCATTAAGGTTGTTGTATTCAATACGTATATTATTAGCTGTGCTTTTCCCTATGTTCTGTATTATTAAGCATTTTCTTTCTTTATCTCGAAAAGCCCTTAAATTAGCTTGTAATGATTCTTCCTTTTCTTTTTTGTTTTTATCTATCGTATATTGGTTGATAACCATCTGCTGGTCGTCAATTTTCTTTTTTGTTCTAAAATAGGTATATATGCTACCAAGAATGGCAGCTATAGATAAAATATCTGATACTCCTATTTCCATATTGTTATTTCTTATAATAAACGAATTCTCCTCCAGCTTCACCGGAATCAAGGTGCATCACATTATCACTGAATGTTCCGCGCATGGTAAGTCCTTCTGTGCTTAGTGAAACATTATTTCCGTCAACTGAATAAGAACCCGATGCCGATTCGCTTGAATCAAAATCACCATCAAGATCTGTGTCAGACTGCATTTTGATATTGAATGAAGTTCCCTGGAAGGTAAGAGTCCATTTCAGATACACGATTTCCCCATATTTTTCTGTCGATTCCCAGGTAGTACCTGACAGCACTGTAGTTTCTTCATCATCAGAACAGCTTGTAATAAACATTGGCAAAATCATTGCCAGAATTAATAATAGTTTTTTCATACGTAATAAAGTGTTTAATAGAAAAAAGCCTCTGCGTTTATCCGCAGAGGTATATTTTTTATTCTGTTTCAGATTTTTCTTCAAACTCTACATTTATAGCTGTATTGTCCCACTTGTTCATTTTCTGGGTTCCTAAGTCAATCAAGAATCCGGGCCAAAAAAGGATATTCCACAAACAAGCATTATTAAATGTAGATTCAAGCATCATAGGTGATGGTTTGTATCCTTCTTTTTTTGCAATCAGTGTTTTGTCCTCACGTTTTTTCTTTATTCTAATAGTAGTAACCTGATCAGAGCCTATCTCTCCCAATTTTATATTAGTGCTTGCATCGTAGATTTTTGTTCCTTCAGGTCCGGTGAATGTAATGGCTTGTTTAGAACTGCTGAACAGCGTGCAACATGATGAGAACGAAACTGCTGCGACTAATAATAAGATTATTTTTTCATTTTGTTATAATGTTTAGTAGTTAAAAGAACTTCCTGATACTTCCCAAAACAGCATATACTTTTAAAATCATGCTAATGGGGATTTCCTGCTCGCAGAACTCTTCGCTTTTGTTCGAAGGGATGAGCCGGACAAAACCTTCTTTTTGGCTTAACCTGACTCTTTTTACTGTGCGGTATTCCTCTGTGACAATGCCGTATATTTCTCCGGCTGGGAGATACTGGATAGGTGTCGTTACTTCACGAAGTGCGATAATGTCACCATTGCTTATCTCCGGTTCCATTGAGTGTCCAGTAAGGTTGCACCATATCACTCCTTCCTGATTGTAGGGAGGATAATTAATATAGAAGTCAGGATTCCTAGTCTGATCATTTATGATTATATCAAAACCACCTATGAAATCCACATTAAAATAGGGTGCTCCTTCATGTAGCTGATTAACTGATGGTAGCTGGTTTTCTTTTTTCTCTGATTCTGAACGGAGCATATTCCCTTCTCCGGTAAGTAGCCATGCCGGTGAATATTGGGGATAATTTTCAACTAATATCGAAATCCACTTAGATTGAATATCCGTTCCATTATTGATTGCACGTGATAGAACACCTTTGCTCGCCCCTATACTTCGTTCTAAAGCACCTATTGTTATGCCTTCGTTGGATGCTATTTCTTGTATTCTTGATAAAATATTTCCCATAAAGTTGAAAATTATCCCTTTTTTACTTGTTTGGTTGAAAATTATCCCATATATTTGCAAAGTATTCCAATAGGAACACGCCCTAAAGGTACAAAATAAAGACTATAAAACAATAGAATTATGGCAGAAACAAGAAAACTCATTAAAGCAAGCGGTGAACTTCAGAAGGAAATCGCCGCAAAACTGAAAGTAACAACCCGTTCTGTTCGTTCGGCTTTGGCATACGATACCAATAGTCCTACAGCAAGACTTATCCGCTCGTATGCCTTGAATCACGGAGCGGAACTCTACGAGTTGAAGAAATTGGAAAACCCGTATGCGGAAGTTATTCAACTGTAATTTACAATCAACTGCATAAGTGATGAATCCTTGCCATTCCCAGTTCGAGAGAATAGGGATGGCTCAAAACCAAAACATAGAATCATGAAGAAATATACTGTATGTGTGGATTACATCAATTTGGATGGAACTACAGAAAGAATAAGAGAATTTGATTACGAGACAGAGTATAAAGCTGAAAAGATGAAAGAGAAATGCAGAAAATATTATTACCCGCAAAAAGAGTCTTTTAAGGTCTACACTAAAACCATAGAATCATGAAACGAATCAATACTACTACATGCTATCTGCTGCTGATACTGGCAGCAGCCATACTGAACCGACTGACAGATGGAACAATGAACTTGATTATAACCGTTACCCTTTGCCTGGCACTTATACCTGCAGCAATACGTTTGGACAGAGAGGATAAGAGAGCACAGAAAAAGGAATGAATCACACACGGCTTGCAGAACTTCATCAGGTGGCTGCCGTCCGGGTTCAAGTCCCGGAGCCGGACTACAATCTTAACGAATTAATCATGGAAATGTACGGAAACACATTATGCGTCAGCTTTACGGAACTTGTTCGTGGTGGCATTATCAGTAAGCCCACTTACGACAAGTATGTACGTGAAGGCAAGCTTACCCTCCTCCAGCGGGGAGGTAACGGACGCGAGGCCCTGATTGCCTACCGCTCCATGCCGGAACGGCTCCGTGCAGCATACGATGACACATTCAAGAATGCATACGAGGAAATGAAACAGCGTGAGCAGGAAAAGTACATCAACACACAGATTCGGTTCGATGCCGAAGCGGTACGGTTCTTCAAGGAATTTGAGCCGCGTATCGAGCCTGCCAGACAACTGGAATACATCCTGAACGCCCAGGTGATGAACGAAATGGTGCGTACGGAGAAGGCACGCAGTGTGGAACACGCCAAAGGAGGTTTTGCCCGTCGTGCGGAAACATGGAGCAGCGTTCAGATCTGCTGTGAGCGTCTCCGCGAAATCACAGGCCACACCCTTCCGAAGAATCCGGCCCGTCTGCGCGAGAAGTTCAACCAGTACAAGCGTGAGGGTTACGGAGTGCTGGTTAGCGGTAATCTGGGTAACAGTGCGGCCCGACGCATTGGTAAGGCCGAAGGCGCTCTTTTGCTGAAGCTGCGCCGAAGCAAGTTCCCTGTCTACACCGATATGCAGCTCTTTGAGGAATACAACCGTCAGGCGGTGCTTCGCGGACTAAAGACTATCAAGAGTCCTACTACGATGCACAGTTACTTGAACGATCCGGCGGTAATGGTTTGGTGGTTTTCTGCTGTTCACGGCGAAAGGGAATTCAAGAACAAGTATATGCCAACCTTCGACACGGTAATGCCGTCCATGCCTAACTCGCTGTGGTATTCAGACGGTACGAAGATAAACCTTTACTACCGTGCATACGATGACAGGCAGAAGCGATGGGTGGCACGAACCACGGATGTGTACGAGGTGATGGATGCCTGCACGGAACTGTTCCTCGGCTACTTTATCGGTGACGGCGAAAACTTCTACAACCAGTACATGGCGTACCGGATGGCACTCCAGACATGGAAGGTAAAGCCTTACGAGATAGTGACCGATAACCAGGGAGGACACAAAAAGCTGGCTTCGCAGGGATTCTTCAAGAAACTCTGTCATCTTCACAAAACCACGATGCCGCACAACGGCCAGTCCAAATCCATCGAGTCCGCTTTCGGACGGTTCCAGCAGCAGGTTCTTCACAAGCTTTACAACTTCACCGGTCAGAACATTACGGCCAGGAAGCTTTCAAGCCGTGTGAACATTGACCTGGTAATGGCGAACATTGACCAGCTTCCCACGCTGGAGGAACTGAAACAGCAATATGCCGACTGCCGCGAAGAATGGAATTCGATGCAGCATCCTACCAGCCCAACCGGCATGACACGAAGGGAAATGTACACCGCGATAGAGAATCCGCAGGCACAGCCGCTTGATGACTATGAGGCACACGAAATCTTCATGCTGTTCTCTCAGGCTCCGGTTCAATACACCAAGGAAGGTTTCATCTTCCGCATGAACAAGCAGGAATACAGCTACATGGTGTATGGCGATGACGGACTGGTAGATATGAACTTCCACCTTCAGAACGTGGGCCGTCAGTTCCTCTACCGCTACGATCCGGAAGACATGACCCGCATTGAACTCTGGGCGGTGACTGACACGGGTGCCAAGTATGCGGCCATCGCCACACCGAAAGTCACTATCCATCGTGCCACTCAGGAACGCACCGAAGAAGAAAACGCTTATCTGTTTGCACAGCTGGATGCCAACCGCCGCACACGTGCAGCCATGCACATCGCCCAGGAGGAACTGTTTATGGAAGAAGCCATGGGCGAAGCATACACAAAGCTTCGTTTGCCGCGTCCGGTGGCTGTGAGCGAAAAGCAGCTTGACGGATACCGCGAAGAAATGAAGCGTGGCACACTGGAAGCTCCGGTACCGATGCCCGAAACGGATATTCCGGAAGAGCCTGTACTGGCAGATGAACCGCTGACCTTTGCCTCATCAGGAGACTGGACAAAGAAAGTATCGAACATTACGTTCGATGAACTGGACTGTTTGAACAAATGGTAAAACGACAATTAACAAACAATTAAATACCTATTAAAACAATGAAAGGATTAACAACAGAAATGAAAGAACAGGTGCGTAGCGCACTGATTGCCTACCGCTCAAATTACCCTACGTTGAACCGTGCCGCAGAAAGCTTGCAGGGCGTAAGCTCGGCCACCGTGAGCCAGCTATGCAACGGAAAGTATGAACTGATCAGCGACGAAATGTTTGTACGTATCGCTACGCAGATAGGCTTTGCCTTTGACTCATGGAACCTTCACGAAGGAAAGACCTTCAAGGAAATCACTTTTACGCTGAGCGATGCACAGGCTTACAAGAACGTGACATGGATTGTGGGTGATGCCGGATGCGGAAAGACCACAGCGGCCATCGAATACCGCCGCACGCACCGCAACGTGTTCTACATCCTCTGTTCGGAAGATATGCGACGCTCAGACTTTGTGCGTGAGATAGCCAAGCAGGTAGGCGCACCTACTGACACGACCAACCTCCGCGATATGCTGGAAAACGCCATCAGCATGATTTCTTTCCTGGGCAACCCGCTGCTGGTGTTCGATGAAGGCGACAAGCTTACCGACAGCGTGTTCAACTACTTTATCAGCATCTACAACCGACTGGAAGGTCATGCAGGTATTGTGTTCCTGAGCACGGACTACATCAAGCGCAGAATGGATGCCGGATTGCGGTACAACAAGAAAGGTTACAAGGAAATAAACAGCCGCATCGGACGCCGTTTCTTCGATGTGTCTCCCACGGAAGAGAATGACATCTACGCCATCTGTCAGGCCAACAACCTGACCGACCGTGCCGATATAGAAGAGGTACTGAAGGATGCCAAGCGAAGCGACAACGACCTTCGCCGCGTGAAACGATGCATCCACCGTCAGAAACGTATCATTGAAGCCAAAAGAGTGAATAATGAAAAATTAAAAATGAAAAACGGAGGAGATACGGATGAATAAGGAAGACAATACACCGCCCCCACAGAAAAAGAAGTTCACTTTCGACCGCAATGCGAAGGGGGTTCGTGAACTTCTGTCCATGAAGTTTGACGTGATGCAGTTTGACGGTCCCTGGTATGATGCTTTCGGCACTCCTGAACGACGGGGTGTCTGGATCATCTGGGGAAACTCCGGAAGCGGAAAGACCAGTTTTGCCCTCCAGCTCTGCAAGTATTTGTGTCGTTTTGGCCGTGTGGCATACGACAGTATGGAGGAAGGTGCCTGCCGCACCATGCAGGATGCCATCCGGCGTACAGGAATGATGGACGTAAACAAGAAGTTCCTTCTGATTGACAACGAGGATATGAATGAACTCAGCATCCGCCTCCGGAGACAGAAAAGCCCCGACATCGTGGTAATCGACTCTTTTCAGTACACCCGCATGACTTACCGCCAGTACATCGACTTCAAGGAGCAGCACAAACGGAAGCTGCTCATCTTCATCAGCCATGCCGAAGGCCAGTTGCCCAACGGACGCGCAGCCAAAGGAGTGATGTACGATGCCAGTCTGAAAATATACGTGGAAGGCTTCAGGGCATTTTCGAAAGGACGCTTTATCGGTCCCGTAGGGCATTACGACATCGTGCCGGAGAAAGCCCGGCAATATCACGGAGAAGAATAATCTTTTAATGAAGAATGAATAATGAAAAATCAAGGATTAGCAATGAAAGACCGACCCATTACACCTCAGCAGGTGAAGGCACTGCAAGCCCAATTCCATAAGATGGGTTTTTCCGATGAAGACCGACACGGATTTATCAGTCAGTTCACTTCTGGTCGCACCGACAGCACTGCCGGACTGACTAAGGAAGAAGCAGGGTTGTTGCTCACCCGATTCAACCGTGAGGAAGCCGACCGACTACGCAAACAGGCACGTGCCCTGGTGAAACAGATATTTTCCCTGTCGTTCCGTATTTCCTGCCTTAACAAGAACTATACGAACGACACGGAAGCAGATTTTGAGATGAACAAAGCGAAGATTAACCAGTTCTGCCGTACACGCAGCAAGTTCCGCAAGAACCTTACTGAAATGTCGATGGAAGAGCTGAAGGAAGTAAAAAGACAATTTGAGGCAATGGCCAGAAAGGAGGAATGATATGAGAAAGCAATCAGAAATAAACCGTGCCATCGAGCACTTGAAGGCTTGCAACGATAATGTGAGCCGAATACAGTTGGAAGTGCTGGAGACGAAGCGCAGTGAATCATGGGTATTCAATCGGTATGTGCGCGACGTTCCGGAAGACGAACGCAACGAAACTCTTTTCTATGCCGCACGCGATGCAGCCCAATTCCTTGCAGGAAAGATTGGTATCAGTTCCATCTGTCCGGATCTGGAAGACGAACCCGAAGAAGAGGAAGAGCAGGAGGAAACAATTACCCTGAGCCTTTCGGAGTACAAAAAGCTGCTTCTTCGCCTGGATAGGGTGGAACGCAGGTTAGGTCTGAGAGTGGGCGATGTGGCTCCGGCACCGCGTAAAGACATATCAGAAGCCCCCGATGAACTCATAGGTCAGGCAGATGCGTGCCGCATGATTGGATGTGCAAAGACCACCATCAAGCAATGGGCCAACAAAGGACTCATTACCCGCTATCAGAAAGGATACAACGTGTACTACAGCAGACGTGAGTTGCTCGGAAGCTCTGTTGTGAAAGATTACAAAGACAGCAAGAAAAAAGATTAAGCTATGGAACATACAATCGAACAAATTCAGAATGACATTATGAACCGCATGCAGCAGTTTGATTTCGGCGACCGTGTAACGATACTCCGTGAACTGGAAAACTTCTGCGGACAGCAGGCAGACGAAGCCATGAAAATGGAATACGACATGGCGGCAATGGAAGACGAATTAACCGACAATTAATAATCATTTAAACAATCATTAAATCTGAATTAATTATGGCAAAAAGAACCAAGAAAACAGTAATCAGCGGAGTAAGCCGCGAACAGTACGAACAGGCATTTGCCGAGTTTGCAATGGCCGACGCAAAGGCCCAGTCATTGACCGCAAAGATGGACCAGGAAATGACAAAGATCCGTGAGAAGTACGCCGACCAGCTGGCAGAACTGAACGAAACGAAAGACCGCACCTTTGAGGTGATGCAGACCTACGCCACCGAAAACAAGGATACGCTGTTCGCTAAGAAGAAGAGTCTGGAATCGGCACACGGTATCATCGGATTCCGAACCGGTAACCCGAAACTGAAGAATCGGAAAGGCTTCACCTGGGCAGCCGTAACAAACCTTTGCAAAGAGTTTCTTCCGCAGTACATCCGCACCACGGAGGAACTGGCAAAAGACAAGCTGCTTGCCGACCGTGACGTACCGGAAGTTGCAGAACAGTTTGCCAATATTGGTGTAGAGGTGGTGCAGGACGAATCTTTCTATGTCGAACCAAAGAAGGAAAGCGATGCGGTCCAGACGGCCTAAATACACGTATGAACGCCGTGGTCCTCTATGGATTGTGTATCGCAATGAATACACCCAGTCCACATGTGAAGGCACTCCCATAGCGGAGTGTCATTCACCGGAGGAAGCGAAGGATATGGTTTATAAACTTAACGGATGGAAGAAAAATGGGAAAGTACAGAATTGAAAGAAAATTTATCAAGAAACCTATTCCAAAATATGCATTGGAAGTATCTGGATACTATCACAATAGATTTCCTATTAAATCTCTTACGAAAGAGGAGGCAAAGGAAGAAATGGACATCATCGAAAGATACTTGAACAATTTTGTGTACATAGTTCGAAATTCGAAAAATATTCTTGGTGTAACCCATAAGATAGAACGCACAGATAACCGCATTACGGTATACACGCTCTACGATACACCTATAATCACATTCTGGATTGAGGAGGAAAAGGAAGATGAATAAGTTATTCTGTTGTAAATGTGGAAAAGAGATTAATCCGGATTCAGGATATTACAACGCACCATCCGGACCTCATTGCATATCCTGTTGGACAGGAAAAGATATAAATGATAGGATAAAAGAGTATGGGAAAGGAATATATGTGATTAAAACTGGAGCTGGAGACTACTTGAAAAAAGGATACCCAAAACTGTCATCTGATTTTTCGTATGAATTATGCTTTGTGAAAGATATTAAAAACGCAAGAAAATTCAGTGGTTTTATAGAAGCTTACAATTTCCAGAAATTGACTCCTTTTTTGGAGAAATGCGAAATCATTAAATTGGAATAGCCATGGCAGAACTAACCTTTAATTCACCCATCCGGCGCGACAAGTGGCCACGCTGGATGATCAAGCTTCACGAATATCTTAAAAAGATATATGAAATACCTGTAGACGATGTAGAACCAGACGATTACGACCGGCTCAAACGGATAATATTTGAAAAGCTTGTCGCTCTGCAAAAAGACAAACTTATGATGAAAGATACGAACATATTCATCTATACCGTCAAAGGAGAGAACGGTTTTGGAGTTGTAGTCGACCGAAACAGCAAAAAAGTAATCACCTATTACCTGGAATAATGAACAATCGCACAAAAATCATTCTGTTCACCGCATTTTCCATCATCATCGGGCCACTGATTATTTTGGGATTCATCCTGAAACTTGCAGGAAGAATGCTCGATATACTTGGCTGGCTGTGCTGGATGGAACCACGCATGGCGAGGAAAGGATGGGATGAACTCGTACATAAAATCAAAGAATCATGGAGCACGAATTAGGAGAAACGTTCACCTGGAACGGACATGCTCTCGAAGTAGTCGAGGTGAAAGACCAGGAAGACCCTTGCAGCGGATGCTATTTTTTTGAGCATGGCATAAGCTGCTACGGGAACGGACTTGAATGTATGGACGATTCAAGAAGAGACCACACTAACGTAATATTTAAACAATCAACAAAAACAGAAGAATTATGATGCACAACTGGTTTACATGCAAAATCCGTTACGAAAAGACAATGGAAAACGGAATGAACAAGAAAGTAACAGAACCCTATCTGGTAGACGCTCTCAGTTTTACCGAAGCCGAAAGCCGTATCATCGAAGAAATTACACCTTTTATCAGTGGTGAGTTCGAGGTGTCTGGAGTTGCAAAAGCTAATTACAATGAATTGTTCCCAAGTGAAGAAGAGTCTGCCGACCGCTGGTTCAAATGTAAACTCTGGTTTATTACACTGGATGAAAAGAGTGGAGCAGAAAAGCGTACTGCATTCAACGTACTGGTACAAGCTTCCGACCTTCGCGACGCCATCAAGAAGCTGGACGAAGGAATGAAAGACACTCTGGCCGATTACGTGATAGCTTCCGTATCCGAAACCGCCATCATGGACGTGTATCCATACGAAGCAGACCCCGATGTGAAACCTGAATTTGAAAACGCAGATAAGAGATGAAAACAGAAAAGACTTATATCCATCGCCGCGTATGCCTCTGCCGCCAGTGCGGAGGAACCGGCACAGTGACAGTGTATGCAGAAAAAGATTTTCAGCATCAGTACCCCGAATATAAAGTGTGTCCGCAATGCCAGGGCAGCGGACGCGTCTGGCTCAGCGGAACAGTAATCAAGCAGATTGAACCGTATGCAGAACCAGAACCTTAATCTGTTCAAGCCTCGCAGGGTGGCAGCAAAAGTCCATTACAGCGCAATCAATCAGTTTATGTTTGTATGGATCAAGCACAGCCGCCCATGCGACTTGTCAGTCAAGCGTTCGAAGCAGAACCAGGAATACCTGGGCATCTGCTTCGATGTGGAAAACAACGACACAATCGACATGATGTGTGATTTAAAAACAAGTCTGAAAATTGAGATTATTGATTTATGACGGAAAGAAGAAAAGACGCAGAAATACTAACTGAAAAGGTTGATGAACTTATCAAATTAAGAGACGATTCGACAAGGAATATATCCATTGAAATAAATCGTCTATTAGAAGAGCGTAAAAAAATGATAGAACCTTTTCAGAAAAAGATTGAGGAACTGAAAGACGAATATCTGGACAAATATCTTAAAGACAATAGCGACAGTCCTGTTCGTGTTGGAGACGTAATAGCGAAAAATTCAGTAAAATACAAGGTATTAGACAGGTATCAACAGAAGTTCTTCAGTTATTTGGGTAATCCAAGAGTTGAAGTAAAGAAGTATAATAAAAATGGAGAACTTAAAGGAGTTATCATCTCATTATATTCTGAAGATTTAAAGAATTACACTAAAGTTTATTGATATATGCAAACATTCGATATTCATACCGGAGGTCACGATTGGGAAAAACAAAATCTGACAACTCAAGGAGTTAAGAAAATGTACGATGTGTATAAATGTAGAAAATGCGGTATCACAGGAAAGTCTTACAGATTAGGTACAATTTCTATCAAAGAATCTAATATTAAGAAGATGCAGAAGTGTAGCCCAAAGCAGACAAACACATTCAAGCGCATTATGGTTACAGACTGTAAGGCTTTTGGCGATCAGTTTGCGAATATTACTCCAGGCAGCAAGCATGACATAGTTCCACCGCCAATAGGTCAAAATAACAAGCGTGGTGAATGGGTGATGGGTGTCGGTGAGCCGGTGCTGTTATTGGCAGGAGAATTTGTTTATTTAAAAGAAGATTGATTATGAGCGAAAAAGAGATTATAAAAAAGTTTTTAAATGAAAAGAATGGACAAATGTATTCCTCGCTAAAAACAGCAAAGGAAAGTACAAAATCTCCATACATATCAAGGGTATGGATTAAAGATGAAAAAATAATTGGCAAGCAAGTTGTGTTTGCATATGGAGAAGGATGTTGTACAGTTAGAAGAGCGGATGAAATAATAGCAGAAAAAATACAAAACGTATGAACGCAAGAGACCAAAAAAAAGTATGTGATTCAGGTTTTTGGATAATAAGAGCCGGAGAAAGAAATGGGAAACCAATTATCAAGGCAAAAAATTTGGATAATCCTGACTCATGGGTAACAATTAGAAGTGATTTTAAATCTAAAGCAGAGCGTGACCGGTACATGAAAGAGTTGCTGGAATATGATTTCTACATCGAAGACTAACAAAAATCCCCGACACCGCAACCGGATGCCGGGGATTTTCATTTTTAATTATTCATTATTAATTAAATTATGGTTCGCCCAGGTAATGACATATTGCCTCATGTTGCAAAGGCGTAAGCGTGCGCTGTCCTTTCTTGTAGTGAAGTTCGTCCAGTCTTTTTTGTAAATCTTTGTTGAGATTAATCCAGCGGCGAAGCTGGGTAACGGCACTGCGTGCAGAAGAGCGTGGAAAGTATCGCAGTGCAAGGTCAGTAAGATAAATAGCGTGCATAATGTTATGTTTTTCCATGTAAAGATAATAAAAATAATTAGGAATAAATTACCCCGTAGTAAACGCATTGTTACTACGGGGTAATTAATCAGTTACTAAGTAGTAATGATGGAGGTACTACGTAGTAGTTAAGGAAGCGGTTCTTCTTTGTCTTCCTGCAAGCTTTTCACCTTGTGGAAGCTCAGATTTGCGATGTTAAGCTGACCTTTCAGTCCGATGCCCGGTCGGAACTGGAGAGTCACCTTCTTAATCATCGACGGGCTGAATGTGTCTTCCGTGGCGGTTCCTGTGCTGCGAAGCTGCGCCTGAAAGCTTCCAAGGTTCTCCAGTTTTACGATTTGTCCGGCTGCGATGTGCAGGTTAATACGCTTCACCAGTGCACGGATTACGTTCAGCACGTCACCGTCTGTCAGTGTGGTGGCATACGCTATCTCTTCCGACAATTCGTTGATACCAACTGAGCCGGAAGCCTGTGCCTTGGCATAATACTTGTACTCTCCGCTTTCACGGTCCTGCGGATTGAGCATTTTAGCTACGCTGTAGTTGATTGCCATAATAGTTTTGTTTTAAAGGGTTGATAATGTGGTTTGCTTGTCATGACAGTGCAAAACTACGGCAGGAAGATAAAGATGCGTTGAGCAAGCCGCGACACAGTGTGAAAAGATGCATGAATATGCTGATTTTTGTGCGTTTTTTCGTATTTTTGCGGAAAGTCATCAGGGTAATATGGTCAGGAAAAGTCGTCAGAAAATAGTGGGAATGAGCTATGCTTTCCGCGTGCAGGATATTGTGCGGATTTACGATGAGCATGCACGCAGCGGGCTTTCGAACCGTGAAATCCTGCGACGCTATATCTGGCCGAAATACCGCATCTGCGAAAAGACTTTCTACAACATTATCAACGCCAGTGCCGATCCGCGCGTGACGGAACGCATCGCCCAGGCAGAGCGGCAGCTGACGCTTTTCGGTTAACAGGTCTGTGTGGCCTGGCAGGTGAAATCGCTTATATCTTCTATCAGTTCCTCGTGGTTATGGTTGGTGCTGCTTCCCGTGCGGCGGGTCATGCAGACAGACTCTTTCCCGATTGTCATACATAAGTTGAACAGGTGCGCGTCAATCTTGTCCAGCAAATCAAAGCGTGCCAGCGATTCCTCCTGAAACATGCTTCCGTCCCTTGCGCTTCCTTTCCATTTGGTGACCACATGCAGCCGGAACGGAACGTCTGCCTGCTGGACGGTTCCGCTTAACGTGCGCCACTGCACGGGCCGGAATTCGATGAACACTGCCGGGGTGTCAAACGGCTCTTCCTGTTCGATAAACTCCACCTGCTCGTTCCACAGGTCAATGTGCCGGATAAGCGGCTGTCCGCCGTCGTCTTTCAATTCTTTCAGTGCTTCGGTCAAGCCGAGATAAAGCATACGTCTCATAGTGCGTCAAAGTTTTTAGCGTTATTGTAAAAGATTTCTTTCAGCAGTTTTTCCAGGTCGGGATGGTTGCCGATGAACTGGCGTTTGGGGATGGTGATTTTGCTTCCGGCCTTTTTCATGGCCATGGCACGGTAGAACTCCGCTTCGGCGGTAAGCGCACGGTTCCGCTTGTTGTTGCGCGGTGCGCCGTTTTTCTTCCGTTGCAGGTTGTTACTGAATCCGTCGGCAGCCTTTCCTCCGGTTACGGTCTGATAGCGGTACCAGAAATATTTCTTCATCTTGCGGGTTACGGTGATAGTGCCGCCTTCGTTGTGTATCCGGGCATACGGCTCAGTCGTTTCTATTACCACACTGTCACGGTCGGTTACCCGCCCCGTGATGCTACGGCGCAGGTTTCCGGTGCGGACGAGCAGTCCCCGGCTCTTGTCGTCGTTAAATTTGCGGCGTGCCCACTTCTGGTTGAAGAAAGCTTCGCGCTCAAAGTTCCGGTCAAACTCTTCCAGTGCTTCCGTCCGTATATCCTTCAGCGTCTCCCTTACCAGTAGGTTGATGCGCCACTGTAGGTCACGTGTCACCTGGTTTGATTTTTCAGCCATTATGCATTGTTTTTTAATGATTTAATCGTATATTTGCAGTACAAGATAGTCCTTAGCGATGCCGCCACGGGAGGTGGAAGCGCGAAAGCCCTTATATCGGAGGTTCGAATCCTGCCCGTTAAGGGCTATTTTATTTTTACAAGGTTCTTCATTCCCAAATTCCTTTCTTCTATTGTTCCAGCCGTAATAAAGGCATTCACCGTTTTCTTTTTCCCCTGTATCTTTGCGGCATAGTTCAGGCTTACCACAAACTTCTGTATCTTCCCGTCCTGCCGTGTGATGAACTGGATGTTTCCGGCTTTTTCGTCCCAATACACCTCACTGTCATCCATCAGTGAGGGCAAGGCCGCAAGCTGTTCTGCCGTGACCGCTTTTCCGGCCTTCTGCTTCACGCTGCGCAGGGCATGGTGTATCTGCTTGTCAGTCATGTAAATTTCATCCGTAGAAGGTTCTATTCCTTTTTTACGTACAAATTCCTTCACGTAATCTACCAGCCTTCCTATCCTTACGGCATCTCCTTTGGGATAACCGTTCTCCAGACGACGGATGATGCTTCGTATACCTTCTGTTGCACTGTGTATACCTGCCAGACGTGATTCCTGAAGCAGCCTGCATGCCCGGCACACCTCATTGTCCGGAATGTCGGCGGCCAGCTTCATCTTGTCGGGGCGATAGTCGCATCCGTTACATTTGCGCAGGGTGTAGCCGTTGTATGCCGGGAAGGTGGTCATCCGCTTGCCGGGATTGAACATGAACATTTCCTGATACTTTCCGGCGGTAGCCTGACTGCCCAGGTTCATGGCTTCCTGCTCGTTGCTAACGGGGTATTTGTCCTTGCGCACCTGTACTACGGTGCAGCGGCAGCCCCATCCGTTCGGCGGAAAATATTTGTTCCAGAACGGGCTTTCGATGGGCAGGGTGATGTTGTGCAGCATCCGATGGGTACGTCGTACCCGTTTGTCATACATGGTCCGGTACTGGAGGTTATATCGGTCGCCGTCCTGTTCGAACTGCTTCCATCGTGCGGCCATCAGTGCGGAAGCCTGGGCGAAGTTGTATTCCGTACGCAGGTACTGCACATTGTAGGTGTCATATACCTTTTGAACATCATTTAAGAACTGATTAAACGGCTTGCGGTTTCCTTCCTCATCCAGCAGGGAGGGGAAAGCCTCGTTCAGTTCATGGAAGGTCTTGATGCCGCTGAACACGTAGTTCGATTCCTTCAGGCGTTGCACCGATATGTCATCCAGAGGTACTTCCTTCAGGGCGGTATCTACCGCTCCGTCCAGCACGTCGGAATGGGTGCGGATGAAACGCTGCACCTCTTCGGCGGTCAGGCTTTCGGGCGAGATTTCCGCCTGCTGGTAGAGCCATCCCATGAGCAGCATCCATCCGGCTTCCAGGGTGGGGAACTCCACTTCGTCTTCCGTTTCGTTTTCTTCCTCAGCCGCCAGTTTCAGTATTTCGGCGTACCACTGATGCAGCCCCTTATAATCGTCGGGGCTTAGTCGAAAAAAGGGTGTTCTCCTTCCGGTAATGCCAGTTTCTGCTCTTCCTTTCCTGATTTTTGTTGTGCCGTTTTCTTCGCATCCGGAAACGCTATGGAGGAAGTGTCTTTCTTCCGCTTCAGCGGAATGTTGTATTTGTCGACAAAGTATTTCGGCTCTACTTCGTAATGCTCCAGCAGCAGACGCTCGTAGGCCACCTGCTGTTCGGGGGTATAGTCCACCGATTCATCCCATGCGAAGCGGAATCCCTTCAGCGGAAATCCGTGACGTATCATGCGGGGGATGAGCTGCCAGTTCACCAGGTCACGGATGAGGTCGGCATCTTTCTGAATCAGGTTTTCCAGCATCTTGCGGTGCACTTCGCTCTGCGAAAGGCTGGCCCCGTCTTCCATGGTCATCGTGACGGTAAGGATTCCTTTCGATAGTTCCGAGTTGCAGCGGTCTATGCGCTTGTCGTACACATTGAACGCATCGGCACGGGTGCTTTCCTTCAGGTCGACGGTAGTACCTTCGGGGAACAGTCCGTAGGAGGCTGCTCCCATGTCGCGCAGCATCCGCTCAATGCGGTCGTATTCCTTCGGGTCGCGGCTGGTGGTAGTCGCCACTCGCAGCGGCATACCGAATATTTCTCCGAACATATCCCAGAACGAACACATGTTCTTTTTAGGAATGGTCTGCTGGGCGCATTTCAGATACAGACCCAGATTATGCGTACCGCCTGCCTCGATGCACCAGTCTTTCATCTCGCTGTTCCGGTAGTCGTAGCCCACCTGCCAGGTGTCGTTTTCGTGGGTGATGATGACACCGTATTCAGGAATGACGTGTGTACGCGGAATCAGGCTTACCCGGTTGTAGGCCATCCGTCCGTCCACTTCCACCACGTCGCCCAGTTCAATGAGTGAGTGGCCGTAGTAATTGCTTTCCAGCGCCAGCCGCAGGAATTCCTTGAACCAGGGAGCTTCCAGCAGTTCCGTCAGTTCCGGATTCTCTACACCCTTCACGTCGCAGAGCTTGAAACTCTTGTTCAGCACGAATCCCATTCGCTGCTGCACGCATCCTGTCAGGTGCAGGTCGGCATCCACATCGGTATAGAGGTTCAGCAGACGTGTACGGTTCGGGTTGTCCACGTTGATGGCCATCTGCCATGCACGCCTCCAGTCGGCCAGATCGCGTCGTGTCAGTGCTTCGGTGAGCAACTGGAGCTTGATGCTCATTTCCTTGATGCGCCGTCTTTCGGCGGCATTCATCCGGTTGAGATATTCTATTTTCGGTTTCTTTGCCATAATCGTTACCAGATATAGTTGTTACGTTTGTCGGAACCGTAGCGTATGCCGGCACCGGTCTGTTCTCCTTCCTCGCCCGTGGGTTGCAGCTCGGGCAGGTTCATGACCGCCTTTCCCGCCTGCACTTTCTCCAGGTAGGCGATGGCGTTTTCAAACTGTTCCTTCCGGATTTCATACCCCATCTTCTGCGGCAGGCTGAGCACCATGAAGTAGAGTGCCAGGTCGGCCACCAGTCCCACGAGGTCGAGGTTCCTTGCTTCGCCTTCGGCGGTGAAGGCCGTCTGCATGTCATAACGTCCGTCCAGGTAGCTGGCTATCCGGTCTATGGCACGGCGTTCGGCCAGCAGGCGGTTGTCGTCCGTGGCCTGCTGGATGATTCTCAGCGCATCGGCACTGACCTGTATGTAGTCTTGTTCGGTGATAAACATAATTACCAGGAATTTTTAGGAGGCCGCCTTACACCCAGTCGGGGTGTGAACGAAGCCTCACGGGTTTGTTTCTGTAGTTTATATATGGCACCCTCGCAGGCATCCGGAAAGTCATCGTGTGCCCGGCTTCCCTGCTCGAAGGCCAGCGTCTGGTCAATTCCGGCACGGAGGTCGGTATCTTCCTTCAGCTTTTCGTTATAAAAGAAGTATCCACGTTCCCACAGCGGACTGACGGCTTCCACACGGGCGAACTTGTCGGGTTTCTTCCGTTTGTCCGGCATGATAGGAAGCTGGTAGCCACGTGCGTCGCCTTCACGCTGGAATTCGTCCAGGATGGTGTCCTGCATGAAGTTGGCTTCCATATAGATGCTGACCGCCGCGTCTTCGGGCAGTGATTCGTAGACATTGTAGAGCCAGCGCACCATTTCGCCCACGCTGCACTGACGGCAGAAGGCACGCAGCAGATGCAGTTCCCGGTGTGAGGCGGTTTTCAATCCGCGCCTGGGACGGCCTATCATGGCGGCAGCCTTGTAGTCGTTCTTTCCGGAGGATTTCCACGAAGGGTCGATGTAGAGCACAATCTGCTCGTAATATTTCAGCTTCAGCATCCGTCTCCAGCGTATCCACCGTTCCTGGAACACGGCTCCCTCGGTGATGGGGTTGTTCATGTATTCCTTCTGGAACGAGCGGTAACCCATGAACTGCTCGCGGTCGCGCAGCTTTTCGATGGTGTAGAACTCCGGCCAGGCAGGATTCCCGTTGCGGTCGATGGCATTCACTTCGATGGTCTTCACGGTCGGCGTGTCAATGATTTTCTGCAGCACGGAGTTTTTTGCAATCAGGTTACCCACCATGATGAAACGCCCGTCCTTTCCGCCGAAGCAGCCGAACAGAGCTTCTTTTATCCAGTTGGTCATCTCGCGTACACGTGCCTCACTCCGACACATTTCATCATCGTCCAAGTCATCCACCACGATGTAGTCCGGACGCATCTCCCGGAAACGCAGACCACGGGGCGATTGGCCACGGCCTCTGGAGAAAAAGGCGCACTGGTCGCGTGTGACGAACTCGCCTTCCTGCCACATGCCGCTGTTGTATTGTTCGCCAAAGTCCCGGATGAGGTACTGGTTGTATTGCAGCTCTGCCTGCAAGTCTCCCAGCAGGCCGTCGGCACTGTCTTCACTCTTGCCCACCAGTACCATGACGTGCAGTTCGCTCCGGAACTTCAGCCAGAGCGGGATGCCGATGTCCAGGTGTACCGACTTGGCATGACCGCGCGGCCACTTGCAGACCAGACGCAGCTCGGGATGAGAGGCGATGTAGCGTGCAGCTTCGTTATGGAATTTCGCATTCGGACACTGGCAATAATGCGACAGGTAGCGCTGGCAGAAACAGTCGTAGTCCTTCAGGGCACGGGCGATGTTCCGCTTGCGTTCCGCTTCGGTTTCCACCCGTTCCTGTGAGGTCATCCGTTCTACCCGTTTGCAGTGCTCCTGCCATCGTTTCAGGGCTTCTTTCTTTTCCTGTTCCGTCATGGTCAGCCTCCTTTCTGGGCGAAGAGTTCATTCAGGTAATCGTTGTGCAGCTGGTTTACGAGCTGGAACAGTTCGTTGGTCAGCTGGGGATATTCATCCCGGTGTGCGGCCAGCCAGTTCTCAAAGTCAATCATCGTGTCGATACGGTCTACCACGCTGGCCTTCTTCTCCAGCTTTTCGATGGCGGTGGCCGTCTTGATTAGCTTGTCGCCCAGGCTGGCCAGCATATCCTCATTTCCCGGCTCGTTCGCCTTGTCGAGCAGGGAGTTGATGGAAGACAGCAGCTTGTTCACCAGTTCCGGACGGGTGATGCTGCGTGCCGCCTTCATCTCTTTCCAGCCCAGGGTGTTTATCCACCGGCTGAGCGTCTGACGGCTCACTTCCACTTTCTGAAGAATCTCTTCCTGCGAAAGTCCGCTCATGTAGAGCACCCGTGCCAGCTCCTGTTTTGTGTCGTTTTTAGCCATGTTTTACCTTGTATTTAATATTCGTTTACGACAAAGTTCATCCATTTTCGTGCATCCACGAAAAAGGGGTGCAACCGTTACAGAGAACAGTGCATCATTTACATACTTCTTTGCAACCGTTACACACTTTTTTGCCCGGACGGGAAAGGCAGAGTAAGTTTGCGTCAAACGAACGGAAAAATGGCAAAACGAATCAGAATATCGAACGAAACGCTGAACTGCTACGGCACGTGGATCCGTACCGAAGGCATCGACCTGACGCAGTTTAACCGGAATCCCGTACTGCTCTGGATGCACCAGCGGGGCGTGGTAATAGGAATGATAAAGGATATACGCGTAGCGGATGGAGAAGTGACCGGCGAACCCTGGTTTGATGAGGTACGCGAAGAATCGCGTCTGGCAAAGCAGCAATGGGAAAAGGGCACGCTACGTATGGGTTCGCCAAACTTCGAGATACTGGAAACAAGCGAAGACGCTGCCTTGCTGAAACCCGGACAAACCCGTCCTACCGTAACCCGCTGCAAGCTGATGGAATACAGCATGGTGGACATCGGCGGTAACGATGACAACATCCGGCTCTCTTACGAGGGGCGGGAAATCAGGCTGGATGCAGGAGACGGATGCGACCTGCCGCTGTTGAAAGAAAGCTTTAATGAAAACCAAACATTACAGACAATGAACGAACAACTGAAAACCATCGCCCTGATGCTGGGGCTGGCGGACACCGCCACACTGCAGGAAGTGCAGAAACAGATTAACGTATTGCTCGGCTACCAGACGGCCAACGCGACCCTGCGTACCGAAAAGGAGAAACTGGAAAAGGAACTGGACACCCTGCGGCTGGCAGGTATTACGTCGCTGGTGGAGGAAGCCGTAACTGCCGGAAAGATTGAATCCGGGAAGAAAGCCCACTTTATCGAGCTGGGAAAGAAAGTCGGCCAGGAAAGCCTGAAACTGACCTTAGAAGCCATGCACGGCACGGTAAAGCCGTCGATGGTGTTGAACCGCGATACCTCGCCGACGGCAACCGGCGACTGGAAAAAACTGAGCGAAGTTCCGGCAGAGGAACTGAAGCTGATGCGAAAGAACGACCCGCAGCAGTACCGCAAGCTGTACAAGGCAGAATACGGTGTGGACTGTCCGGAACTTAACTGATTGTTGAACACAAATTAAAACACGAACATGAGAAAAGAAATCGTAAAATTCGTAACCGGCACACTGGTGAATGTGCTGATGAGTATCGTTATCCTCAGTCTTCTGGGTGTGCAGAATGCAGCAGCCTGGGGAGTTGCTGCAGGTGTTGTTATTCCGATGGCATTAGGTAAGTTTATGCCCGAAGGCGCAGCCTTGGAAGGTGTATATACCGAAGTGTGGACGGGCGAGCTGGTGAAGCAGCTTCGTGGGGGTATGACCGCTTCCTGGCTAGACGGAGTATCCGATTATTCGGCTGCGGTGAACAACGAAGTGGTACACCTGGTAGATGTGGGCGGAGATCCGGACGTATTGATTAACAACACGACGTATCCCATCGCCGCACAGGAACTGGAGGACGGCGATATCGCACTGGGCCTTGACAAGTTCCAGACCAAGAAAACTGCCGTATCGGACGACCAGCTCTTTGCCATCTCCTACGACAAGATGGGTAGTGTGATCGAGCGTCACGGTGACGCCATCACCATTGCCAAATTCAAGAAAGCGGCCCATGCGCTGGCTCCGAACAGCAATACGGCCAAGACTCCGGTAGTGCCCACTTCCGGCGAAGATGACAATGGACGAAAGAAATGTACCCGAAAGGACATCATCGCCCTGAAACGCAAGCTGGATGCCTTGCAGGTTCCCACCGCAGGCCGCCGTCTGGTGCTCTGCTCGGATCACGTGAACGATCTGCTGGAAGACGACCAGAAGTTCCGCGACCAGTATTACAACTACACAACCGGAAAGATTGCCAACATGTACGGCTTCGAGGTGTACGAATTCGAGAACTGTCCGTACTTCACCAAGGAAGGGACCAAGGTTGCGTTCAAGAACTCGCCTTCGGGCACTGACCATCAGGCATCCTTCTGCTTCTACACCAAGCGTGTGTTCCGTGCACAGGGAAGCACCAAGATGTATTACCGCGACGCACAGACCAACCCGGACTACCAGCAGAACGAAGTGAACTTCCGTCACTACTACATCGTACTGCCGAAGAAAATGGAAGCCATCGGTGCCATCTACAGTTACGACGGTTCTACTGCTCAGACATCCGACCAGGAAGTGGACGCAGACAAGAACTGGGCTACCGTACGCCGTGAAGCGGAAGCTTCTGAAATGGCCATGGCTATGTCTGATGGAGGAGAAAAAGGCGAAAGCGGACTGGAAGAAAAGTTGCAGGAAGACCCTGCAGCTGGTGAGGAACTTGAAGCATAAGGAGGGCTGAGTCATGAAACACTTTACAATGGGTGAACTTTGTGCCAGTACCACCGCCGACGCTCATGGAATCAAGAATACACCGCCTCTTCAGGAGGCGGGTAATCTGAAAGCCCTTGCCGACAATGTGCTTGACCCGCTGCGTGAATGGTACGGGAAACCTGTTACCGTCAATTCAGGGTACCGTTGTCCGCAACTGAACCGGCTGGTAGGAGGTGCGGCAAGCAGCCAGCATCTAAAAGGAGAAGCTGCCGACATTACAGCAGGAAGCAGGGAAGAGAACCGCAAGCTCTTTGAGTACATCCGTGAGAATCTGCCTTTCGACCAGCTGATTGACGAAAAGAATTTTTCGTGGGTGCATGTGTCTTACAAGCGCGGCGGAAACAACAGAAAACAGATTTTAAAACTTTAAAGCACAACAAAATGAAACGGATTATCTTATTTTTCTGCCTGTGTCTGATTACAACACTGGCTTCATTTGCACAGACCGTACTTCCGGCTGCAGAACCTGAAACATCGTTCCTTATCGACCTGGGAAGCTTTACGGGAATCGTAGCCCTGGTTTCTACCTTGGTGACACAGATTCTGAAAGTTGTTCCGGCTATTTCCGCAAGCAAGCTGGCCAAAATCGGTATATCATGCGGTGTGGGCATGGTGGTATGTATCCTTGCATGGCTTTTGCAACTCACTCCGTTACTTACAGGCTATATCTGGTGGCAGGTGCTGATTTACGGACTGGCGGCCGGACTCAGCGGATGCGGATTCTATGATGTGATTAAGGCTATCGGAGCATTGTTTCAAAAAGAATAGAGCATTATGGATTGGACCCTGTTACAGTCACTCATGGATTGGCTGGCTCCTGCCGGCTGGCTGGTAACTGCCATTGCCTGGTGGCGTGACAGAAAAGTATACCAGGTCCGAGCGGTGAAAGAAACCGAGGGCACTTACAAGGCTTTATATGACGACCTCAGTGCCACGGTATTGGAATTAAGCAAACAACTACGAAAACAAAACGAACGGAATATCAATCATGAAACGGCTTTACGCAAACTACATACTTGCAGGTATGCTGACCGCTGTCCTGCTATCATCTGGATGCGCCAGCAGCAGAAAGGCCAGCTCGGAAACCGTCCGCTCGGACAGCCTCCGAACGAGCGTAACCGAGCAAACAACCTACGAGCCGGTCCCGAAGAGGACGGCGACCTGCTCGGTGAGTGCGGAGCAGTGGCTGAACCTGAGTAAGCTTCCTGCCGGATTCGGGCTGAGCTATCGGAATGACGGTCTGAATATTGACATACAATCGGACGGAGAAGGTGGCGTGAACGTCACGGCTACAGCCGACAGCACAGGAAGACAAGTTACCGTCAAGCATACTGAAACGGAGCACCGGATACGGGATGAAACTACCAGCAATGAGGTGAAAGAAAGACGGCCCGGCTTACAACAGTGGATTGTAGGAACAATTATTGCGGTGCTGTTACTTTTTCTTATTTGGGAACTAATTAAAAAGTGTTTAAACAAAAGTCAAACTCTATAAATATTATGGCAGATACAAGCAACGGAATTATCTATGGAACCGCCGAGGTGAAATTCAAAGCTTCCGCAGGAACGGATAAAACAATCGGTTGGCTGGATGAAAACGGGATGCAGCCTGCGGGAAACGCACCTTCATTTATGGATGTGTATGCCGCTCAGGTTACCGACGGACCGGTAGATTCTATCTTGCAGAACCCGGGATCGGATGCCTTTACCATGAATCTGATTCAGCTCAAAGCGCAGAACCTGGTAGACATCTTTGGAGGAACTGCAGAAGCTGACGGCTCTTATACTCCTCCTGCCAACTTCGTGGCAACAGGCGTACTGACCATCAAGACGCATTCCGGACACAGCTTCCGTGTATTCAACGCCCGACTGAGCCGTAACGGATGGAAGAACGGTCTGAACATGCAGAATGTATTCGCGTTTGGAATCAGGGTAGATATGCTGAAACCAGCCGACGGGAAAGAAAGACGCTGGAGAATCTATCCACCGGGTGTGGTTCCTGACACATCTGACGCAACCGATGATGCAGAAGAGTAATGAAGGCACAAGATATTGAACTGCTGGCAGGCATCTCTCTCAGTGACGGGGGAATCAGCCTGCCGCTTCATACGGTACTTCGGAAACGTCCGTTCCGCATTACGATGAAGACACCTACCACACGCAGCCTGATACGAATCAGCAAGCGTTATCTCCGAATCGGGGTGACTCCGGAAGAATATGATGCATACGACCTGGACCAGCGTATCCGGTTTGTCTTCCTGCATGGAAAGGACATCAGCCGTATTGTGGCATACGGAATCGTGAGAGGGCCTGTACTGGGAAGAGTGCTGAACCGCCCGGTGGCCTGGATGCTCCGCGAACTGATGACACCCGACGAACTTGCAGCCGCCTGGCGGCAGGTGCTGAACAGTACATCTACCACGTCTTTCGGGATTATTATCGCATCGGCAGCAGCTCTGAACAAGATGCAGCCCTTAGCGAGCCGGAACGAGAGCGCAAACGACAAGAGGAGTTAAAGAAGGGACATACGGAACCTTCGCATAGCCTTTTCGGCGTAGTAGGTCAGATTGCCACGGAAACAGGATGGAGCATTGACTACATTCTGGACAAAGTGAATGTAGTTACACTTCAGCTCATGATGGCAGACATGCCTCACTGGGTTCCTCCGAAGAAACCGGACATTAATCAGCAGATCCGTGAAATGGAGGAGCGTGAAAAACAAAGAAACAGTCGCACACAAACAGAAAACACCAATCAGACAAAGAGAATGAACCCGATGGAGTTCTTTACCAACTATGCGGTAAAGGACTGATTATTCATCATTATAAATTGGAATCATGGCAGTACCCGTTGAACTGGAAATATTCATGAAAGACTTGACCAAGGCCGGATTACAGAGCGTTGGCAAGAATGTGGATGATGTGGAAAATCAGACTCTGAAACTGATTGACGCATTGAAACTGGTACGTGCCGAGCAGATTAAACAGCTTGAAGCGAACAAGCAAGCCGGAAAAAGCTACACGCAGGAAGCGGCCAACGTACAGGCTTTGACCGGTCAAATTAACGGATTGAAGGCCGGACTGAAAGACTTGCAGAAAACAAAAGAGGAGGTTGCAAAAACACCTTCAATCGACATCGACACAGAAGCTGTTACCCGTAAGACAAACAACCTGAAGATGCAGTTCAGCCAGGTAGCAAGAGAACTGCCTTCACTTGCCATGGGTCCGCAGATGTTTATCCTCGCTATTTCCAACAACCTTCCTATGCTGGCGGATGCCATTGCCGATGTGCGCAAGCAGAACGAACTTCTGTCCGCATCAGGAAAAAAGGGTGTGCCGGTATGGAAACAGCTTGGAAAAGCATTGCTTTCCCCGCAGACAGCCTTAATCGCTCTAATTTCATTGGGAATTGTATATGGAAAGGAAATTGGTCAGTGGATAAAGAAGACACTTTCTTTTTCGGATTCACTGGAAACACTCTCAGAATCGCAGGAAAGATACCAGGAAGCCTTGAGTAAAGGGAATGCGGAAGCCCAGAACAGCATCACCCGCCTCCGTGTGCTGTATAATGCTGCGACCGATGAAGCGGAAAGTACAGAAACACGCAAGAAAGCCATCGTGGCTTTAAAAAAGGAATATCCGGATTATTTCAGCAAGATGTCTGACGAAAATATTATGCTGGGTAAGTCGGCAGATGCCTATGAACGTCTTACTGTTTCCATACTGGCAGCGTCACGTGCCCGTGCATCTATGAAGTTCCTGGATGAAAATAATGAGAAAATCATCGGTCTGGAACAGAAAATTACACAGGAGTATGTAAAAAGAGATGCCGCACAAAAGGAACTGGACAAACGGATTGAAAAGAGAAATTCTATAGATCGTGAACAGAATCCCGACCTGTATAGCGGGGCACAGATGATGGTGGGTGCTGCATCCGGACGTGTAGATGAAATTGACAAAGTAATAGCGGAATACCGGAATCAGATATACCAGTTACAGAAACACAACAAAGAAATAGAACAGGGCATTGACGTGGCTGCACTGACAACCGATTTTTCAGGAGGAAGCGGTAGAACCGGTAAAAAAGAGAAAACCGACTACGCTTCCCAGCTTGCCGATGCCCGCGTAAAAGCACAGCAGACTACGGAAAAACTCCGTCTGCAAATCATGGTGGAAGGGATAGCTAAACGAAAGGCTTTGGCTAGACAGGAATATGATGAACAACTTGCCGACATTGACAAGCAGGAACGGGATACAATCGCTAAAATGGATAAGGCACGAAAGCAGGGCGACAATATTCCACAGAGCCAGTATGATGCTGTCAGACAGAAATCGCAGGAACAGCGAATTTTGGTACAGCAGTTATACAACGACCAGTTGCTACAGATAGATAAAGAATACAATGACAAGGTCACACAGAGCTTCATAGACTACAATAAACAATACGGCACATATCAGGAAAAGCGTCTGGCAATTGCAATGGATTACGCCCGGAAGATTGCCGCTGCGGAAACGGAAGGTGATGAATATAAAAAGAAAGCCCTTGAACAGGAAAGGAAAGAATCATTGTCAGCACTTGATTTCAGCGAACTGAAAGACAGTATAGACTGGGAAGTCGTGTTCGGTAACCTGAGTAAGGTATCCAAGAAGGAGTTGCAGAAAGTAAAATTGCAGTTGAAACAGTTCAAGCAGTCTCCTGAATATAAAAACATGACAGTAGAACAGCAGAAGATTGTCAACGAAGCCATCAGTTCCATACAGGAAAATATCATTGAGCATGGTGGAATACTTGGAGACTTGCCGGAACAGTTGAAAGAACTGGCATCGGCACAGAAGGAACTGGAAGCGGCACAGAAGGAATACAACGATGCGCTGGTAAATGGTACAGAGGTGGAAATCGAAGCTGCACGTAAAAAGAAAACGCAGGCTACTCAGAATGTAATCAACTCGCAGTCGAACGTGAATCTGTCGGCAGAAAAGGCACAGAATAATATCTCTACCGTGATTGATTCTATCTCCAACTTAGGAGAAGCCGGAGCTAGTCTTTCCTCTTTCGGGAATTCAATTGGGACTCTTATAGATGTATTCTCAGAATCGGAAAATGAGATTGGGGGAATTATAGGTGCGATTTTGGGTCTTCTTGACCAGCTTGGTCAGAAAGGAATAATGGGAGTGGCAGACGGAATTTTGTCTAATGTATGGAATCTGGCAGGACACATGTGGGATAGTATTGGCGGTCTTTTCGGCATAAAGGGACTTGGCGGAATCTTCTATGGCGCGGACTATTCAGGTTATGAGAGTATGAAGAACCAATATGAGACACTGATTGACATCTGGGATTCCCTTATCTCCAAGAAGCAGCAATACATTGACATCGACTACGGAATAGAAGCTCAGAAAGCAGCCGAGGAAGCAAAAAAACTGGTAGACGTGCAGATTGAACGCCAACGGCAGTTGATGCATTCTCTTTCTGGAAGCGGGTCAAGCATCGGTAGTCACTCTCTTGGATACCGTGTCAATGACCGAATGAGCAGTACAGACTGGGCAAGACTGTCACAATTAACAGGAGCGAATATACGTGAATTTGGTGACGTAATTAATTTGGATGAAGATGTCATTGGTAAGGTACTTCAAGACGAAAAGTTTGTGTCGGTATTGACAGCTGTCAACTCAGAGTTTGTGACTTACATTCAGAACATAGACAAGTATAGCGAACAGTTGAAGGATATTGCCGAACAGGAAAAAGAAGCATTTACCGGAGTCAGCTTTGACGAATTCCGTGACAGCTTTGTGAGCATGCTGTCGGACCTCGATGCCACCAATCAGGATTTTGCAGACAATTTCGAAAAATACCTTCAGAACGCCATATTCTCCTCAATGGTTGCGGATAAGTATAAAGAAAGAATTCAGAGCCTGTACGATTCATGGGCAAAAGAAGCAGCAGATGGCACTATCGTGTATGATCCTTCTAAGGCAAGTTTTTTTTCACATGGTAAAACAGAGATAAATAAAGGCCTTGACGAAAAAGAAGCTGAAATGCTACGCAATCAATATCAGAGTATTGTAGACGATATGCTGGCAGAAAGGGAACAGATAATGAAAGATTTCGGATGGTCTTCATCTGCGGATTCCGGAAGCAGCCAGAGCCCCTCCAGCGGTGCGCTCACCACCATGAGCCAGGACAGCATATCCACCTTTGAAGGAATAGGACGAAACATGCAGACGCATCTGGCCAATACGGACAAGTTCGTGCAGGAAATCCGCAACACGCAGAAGCAGGACAGCCAGACGCTGGCCACCATAGCCGGACATACGGCACACCTGGTGGAGATACACGAGATATTGAGTGATATGAAATTGAACGGTATAACACTGAAATAATATGGACCTGACAGGATTTCTTTTAATCAACGGAACAGACGCATGGACGGAATACGGTGCTTTCCTGGGAGAGACGGAAGAAGGCGGACACGTGAACATGGATGCTTTGCTTCGAATGCCCAAGGCGAAGGATATTACTACCGTCGATTTCCGAGAAAGGAATGGGGTAGAGCTTCCTCAGAACCCGAACGTGAAGCTGAGCAGCATCGAACGTACATTGCAGTTCTGGCTTCGTGGAACCTCCGCTGCTGACCGCCTGGACAAATACCAGCGCATGATGACGCTCATCACGTCGGGTATGCTTGCAATCGCCGTGAAGAATTACCGAACCTACAATATGGTTTACCAGGACATGCCGGCAGAACCGGACTGGTACGAAAGCTACGAAGGAGACCGGTTCTATGTGTTGTTTTCCGTAAAATTTATGGAGCCGCAGCCTTCTATTTAGTAATTGATTAAACACCGTTTAAATGGAACTGAAAATATACGATAAAGCCAACAGCCTCCGGCTGACAGCCAGCCCGAACTCTTCTTCCAGTGTCACGGAAGAAATAGGTGGAGAATGCAGCGTATCCGCATCCTTCACCCATACCGAATACGTGCCGCTGGACGTGGATGACTACATCGAGCTGGAAGGCGTTCGCTACAAGGTAAAGTCACGCTATCGTCCGAAGCAGAAGAACACGCAGACTTACGAATACAGCGTGAAGTTCTATGCGCCGATACACGATGCGGAAGATACACTGATGCTGTTCCAGGAAGGTGGAACCACGTCTGAATTCAGTTACGACGGCGGGCCGCGCGAACACCTGCAGTTGTGGATAGACAATATGAACCGCCGTGCTGGTGGAAATCTGTGGAGCATCGGAACGGTTATTACCTCCGAAAACAAGGTGATTGATTACCGGAATGTGAAGTGCTGGGATGCGGCATTTGGCAGCAACGGCATCGCCGCCACATTTGATACGGAAATGTGGGCAGACGGTTATGTGATTAATCTCTGCAAGGCTGAACGTGGCGAAGTGGTGGAGCTTGGCTACCTTCAAGGACTTACCAATCTGGCACAGGAAGATAACGGGGAAGTGAAATTCTTTACCCGTCTGTTCCCGTTGGGCAGCACACGCAATATTGATGCGACAAAGTACGGGTATTCCCGTCTGCAACTTCCAAGCCGGGAAATATATGTGGACAAGAACGTAGACTTGTACGGAGTGAAGGAAGAAACGGAAGAAGCTGCGTTTGCTGAGATATATCCTCAGTATGTGGGTAGGGTTTCGTCGGTTCGCACGGAAGAGAAAACCAGCGAGGAAGGACGGAAGTACACCGTATATTACTTCAAGGACAACGGCATGAACTGGAATCCGAAAGACTACGAGATTCCGGATCTGGACTATATGTTACAGTTTCAGACTGGCGAGCTGGCAGGACGTGGAACTGACGGTTCTTTCCAGGCGGCATGGCATGAAGACACACGGGAGTGGGAAATCATCAACGTATATCCGGATGATACGACTCAGATTCCTGGAGGTGTGATTATACCAAATCCAGGTGACAAGTATATACCATGGAACTTCGCCATGCCGCAGGAATACATCACCGCAGCGGAACAGGCATACAAGCAGGCAGTAGATGACTTCTTGAATACCTACAGCTTTGACCCGAACAAATACACCGGAACTACTGACCGTAACTACATAGAAAAGAATAATACACCGCTCCGCATCGGATGGAACGTGCGTCTGCTTTCAGAACAGTATTTCGGCTCGACCGGAGGATACAAGGATACACGTATTACAAAGGTGCAGCGCAAGTTGAACGACTTGTGCCAGGCTACGATTACCTGCTCGGATGAGGTAGGGACTGGGTGGAAGTCTTCTGTAGATAATTCTTTGGACTCATTACGGTATGAGGTGGCCAGACAGGCAGAACAGGCGATAATCAATATTATCAAGAGTACAGACCGTAACACGCCGTCTGACAATAATGTGTATTCCGCTCTTGCTTCTCTGTTGAAGTTTCACAGAAAGGACAAAACGGACGAAAACCCGTATCTGCAAAAATTCCTGAAAGGTATTGAACTGGGTGAGTTTGTTTCCGGGTTGCTTGGAACCGGAGGTGCTATACAGATAGACCAGGATGGAAACAGTCATGCAGAGTTTGACTATCTTACTATCCGTAAGATTGCGACTTTCATCGAACTGATTATTCAGGAAGCCAAGCACGTGGGAGGAATGCTGATAGTATCACCTTCCGGAATGACTATATCCAAGATAGAAGAGACAGAAACATCCTATCGTTGCTTTTTTGAAAATACAGATGGCGAACGTACGTTGCAAAATCAGTTTACTGTAGGAGCACAGGCCCGTCGGCAGACATTTAATCTCACCGAACAGGCTTACTACTGGAGGTTGGTAACAGCTGTTGGTTCCGACTACATCGACCTAAGTAAAACAGATTGTGATACAGGTTCTACTGTTCCGCAAGAAGGAGATGAACTCGTCGGGCTGGGGCATCGAACGGACAAGACACGCCAGTCTGCAATTATCATATCAGCATTTGGTACAGACAGCCCATCCATCAAATATTATCAGGGTATCGACTCCTACAGCATTGAAGACAAAGCTGTGAAGATGGATTACTATGACCCGGTAAGCGGAAGATATAAATCCGTTACATACGGAGATACCTATGTGGGAGACAAGGACGGGAGTACATACATGAAGTATGACCAGGAAGAAGGTGTGGAAGTGGCTGGAAAGATTAAATTGAAGGCTGGTTCTACTGGTGCATCTCAGCTTGAAGATTTGCCTGATGAAATCTATAATGCTGTAAAAATAGGTGGAGAAAATCTTCTTTTGAATACTGGGTTTTTGGGTGATTTTGAGTCTTTAGAGCTGGAATCAGGAACGCCACTGAAAGAGGATACCAAAATGTATAACTCCTCACTTGACAAGTGGAGCGGTACGGCAACACTAAATCAGGATGAAAACGCTGTATCAGGCGTATCTGCTACGATAGGAAGACTTTCTCAGGGATTGATGCTTATTCCGAATGAGAATTATGTGATAAGCTACAAGGCAAAAGGAACTTCGTTGCAGATTGTAGTAGGAGGAAGTACCATATCACAGCAGCTGACGAATGATTACAAGAAGTATTCTCATGTCTTTACAAACAGTAATACCACATCAGTTACATTTTCAGGCGATGCCACGATATGCGATATAAAGTTGGAAAGAGGTACGATACCTACAGACTGGTGTCCTTCTGTATTAGACCCTGACGTTGTAAAAGATGAATTTAAAAAATTCTGGTATCTACAAGATGCAATGAAAGGAAGCACAGAAGTAATTGGAGGACTGGTATTGACGTCAATGATACAACTTGGGAAATGGACTGACGGTGTAATGGAAAAAGTGAACGCAGGTATCAGCGGTATTTACAATGATGATACTGATGTGGCTTTTTGGGCTGGAGGTACATTTGAACAGGCAATAGCTACCGTTCAAAAACTCATTGGAGGAGGCAACCCTACCGATGAGGAATGGAAGTCGTTGGCAAAGTTTGTTGCCACACATGGTGGAGATGTATTTTTAAGAGGTTATATCTACGCTTTAGGTGGTGTGTTCCGTGGAACCGTTTATGCCAATGATGGAATATTTGAAGGTGTTGTAAAGGCTAAAGCATTATACTCTAACGTGAAATATATTTACGAGATAGAAAGCGGTGTAATAAATCCTGAAAGAGATGGGGTTTATTTCGTAGGAGCAGGAAGTTATAGTCCAGGTGGTTTAGAACCTACACTTATAATGCCAAAATCGGAGGAATGGAAGGGGCTTAGGATTAATTTTAGGACAAACATAGAATCAAGAAACGGGATTAATATAATTATAGGATGTCAAGAAGGAGATAATATTTATATAAATCCTCTTTTAAGATATAATTATGCTATGTGTTTAGATGGAAATTTCTGTACATTTATATCTGATGGTTCTTCATGGATTGTTGAAAACTCAATTGCATGTGAATACTCAGACGATTTGAAAACATGGTATGACTATCAAGGTAATATATTAAATCAATAAATAATTATGTCAAACATATCACAAGTAAAAAAAGAATCGAATTGGGGTGATGCATCTACCACAATCAATTCCAATTTCCAGAACTTAAATACAGATCTTGAAAAGGTTAAAAGTTCGACTACGAAGTTCAAAGGATACTTTACATCAGAATCATCCTTGAAAGATAAGTTCCCTTCTCCTCAGAGTGGAGATACCGCATGGGTAGGAGAGCCATATCCTGGTAAAGTATATGATGTACAATCCGGTCAGTGGCATAATACAAACACCGCTCCTGATACCGGTTCTGTTGAATTGAATGATTATGTAAAAAAAACAGAATTTGAAGAAAATAAGCAACAGCAGGATGAGAAATTTACCGAGTTAGAGAGTAAAATTGAGAACGGATTCAACAGCAATGAAAGTAACGCAACTAATAGCGTTATTGAAAAATATGTGGAGACAATAGAACTTACATATACAGATGGATATAGACTATCCACAACCAGTGGCGTCACCACAGAAGAAGACAGTATGGCAGTGAGCGATTACATTGATGTGAGTGGAGCCGATAGAGTTCTTCTGCCTGTAGTTCATAGCAACATAACAACTGGAGCTGTGGTGTATGATTCAAGCAAAAAATATATAGCAGGATTCAAGTTCGATGGCGATGCCACAGAGATGGAGATAATTGATATTTCGCAATATGCGTCAAAGGATGTAAAATATGTTAGAACTACAATTTTGACAAGCGATAAAGAATACAACAAATTATATATACTTTCTCCAAGCTTGTCTTTATATGAGGAAGGAACATTGTCTCAAAAATCAGCTAACCGTGGATTAATTGCATTAGAGAGCAAACTAGGCACTGGAGCTGATAGCGATATATTATCAATATCAGATTATATAGTATGTAAAGGATTTTCTTTATTAAATATTTCAATTCCAATCCTTACCAACAATGAAAGTAATTTTGGATTAGTATTTTATGATAAAAATAAAAACCCAATAAGCGGAATTGTTCATGGAACTGGTGATTCATACGGTATTATAGAAGAGTCTGTTGAAATTCCAAATGAAGCATATTTTTTCAGGACAAATATCTTTACCTCAGAAAAATATGGAGAATTTCAATATCAGCTTGGGCATTATAGCACAAAAGAGCTAAATGACAAAATAAAAGAAATATATACCGACAGTTACCAAGAAGGAGCAGACGTTTCATTTACCGACGGATTGAAATTAGTAGCGTCAAATAGCGAAGAGAATTTTGGCGAAACAATCTCTGATTTGACATTATCTGTTACGGATTTTATACCACTTCCTTCTGTTACGCATAATGTACAGATTTCTGTCTCAACAAATACTGTAACATCTATTGGGGGTATGGTATTATATAATTCCTCCAAATCTCCTATCAAAGGGTACACGTATTGTAATAGGAAGAACAAAGAGACTATTGTGAAGACTATTTATAATATACCTTCAGAGGCCAAATATATAAGGACGTCAATTCTAAAGTCAGATAAGGAAAATTTTGTATTTAGGACTAATTTGGAACATGGAGGGACTGTCGGTAGTGTTGAAAATTACGTAAATCATATTTATAATGCGAAAAATTATGGAGCAAAAAGTGGCGAGGACATAAGCCAGATATTGCATGATATGCTCGAAGATATAACTAACGACTTTGGGTATGGAATTATATATGTGCCTTCTGGGGAATATAAGATAAGCAGCTCTGTACTTTGGAAGAGTAACATAAATCTGTTGGGAGACGGAATCGGGAAGACTATATTCTATCCTATTGAAGAGGTGAGTGCATTTAAGGGGAATGACCTATCTAATTTTACTATGGAAAAATTCACGATAGACGGTGTTAATCAGACAGGTATCCCCCCACAAGTTAAGGGAATTTTCCAAATGAGGCTGAAAAATGTCACATACAGAAGCATTGAAATTAAAAACACGATAGCCACAGGACTTGGCTCCGATGGAATAATCAATGGTCTTATAGAAGATGTACATTGCGATAATTGTGGACGAGGAGGGGACTTATCGAATCCTACAGGAGCACCTGGATGCAGTGGTATTGGAATTGGTACCGGACTACAGAAAGCAGGATATGAGCCTTTGACAATAATAAACTGCATTTGTAATAACTGCAAGCAGTTTGGGATATTTTTAGAGACACAAGGTAGTAGTGATATTCCGCATGGAATATCAATAGTAAGCTGCTCATGTGAGGGGAATAGAGCCGGGATTGGCATAGCTGGAGGAGATTCGGCAAGAGTAATATCATGCTCTGCCAATAATAACAAACACGCAGGATTTACATTTGATGCCGGAACAATAGGTGGCTCTTCATACGGAAAGAGGGCTAAGTTCATAGGATGTGTAGCTACAAACAATGGGAAAAACCTTGAAGATGGATATCCTGAATATAACAATAAGCAAAACGGATTTGGATGGTATGTAGGTAATTATGATGGGATAGATTTAATTAGTTGCAACGCAATAGGCAATTTAAAATCAGGAATAGAGATAGCTAATGGGGTTAAAAATTTAGGAATCATTGGTGGTGAAATATCAGAAAATGGCGAGCATGGAATTTACTTAAACGGCAATATTTCTAATTTCCACATAAGCCCAATGTTGATTAAGTCAAATGTTGGAGACGGAATTCATATAAATGGTACTTTAAGCAAAGGATTTATCAAAAACATATCAATAACTGGGAACAACAATGGCATCAATAAAACTGAAAGCGGTAATTTGGGAGATGCAATAATTAGTGAAAACTTCGTATATAATAATACAATATCAGACGATAATATTGCAGATTAA